TCATAGAGTGCAAAGTGACGCATTTGAATTCAATGGTTTTGTATGTACTATTAAAAACCGTTTAGGATCTTCAGTATTAGAAATAGTAGACTTAGATGGAAATGTACTTTTAGATAATGTAGGTGAATATAACTCACTGTCTGGTAAAGTAAGTCTAGTAGGGTTTAGACCTACACAACTTATATCAGGTCAAACATTCTTGCCTATACGAGTTACACCAAAAAGTGAAGGCACTATTAAGCCTTTAAGGAATTATATACTTCAACTAGATACCGCACGTTCATCTGCTACAGCAGAAATAGATCGTCAAACACAATCTTTAATCGTGGAATAAATGGCTAACTTTGAAACATTAAGAGATTACGACCGGTTAGCATCTAACTTTAAGCTTAGTGTGGTACGTCAAGTGCTGCCTGAATACTTTACTACATCGTATCCTAATCTTGTTACATTTCTAGAAGCATACTATGAACATTTAGATTCAGATGAAAACTTTGGTGGCATAATTAATGAGATATTAACGATAAAAGATGTTGAAGATGTAACATTAAAGAGACTTGACTTTGTACTAGATGAAATTGCTCTTGGCGTATCACAAACTCAATTTACCTTTCCCAGAGAAGCACTAAGAAACTTTGGTAACTTTTTTCGAGTCAAGGGTTCTTTATATTCAGCAGAAGGTTTTTTTAGAGCATTTTTTGACGAAAACAACGTTGAAGTCATTTATCCAAAAAATAGTTTATTAAGAGTTGGTGACGCAACACAAGGTAAGATTGGGCCCGAAGATGCATTTATTTTAACTGATGGTAGAATACATCAGATTTTTTCGGTATTAATTAAATCACCTTTATCGTTAAATGACTGGGAAATACTTTACAGAAACTTTGTTCACCCCGCAGGATTTTTCTTAGGTGCAGAAGTTGAGGTAGTAACAGAAGGACAGGTTACTGTATTAACTGCTGAATCAATTACTGATCCTGATCCAAGAATCAAAGTTGTTGAAGCGGCATCGTTCAATATGACTGGTGATAGAGAGGTATCACTTTTATTACCAGATGATCAAGATGCAGATTCTGCCGAGCAAAGATACCATCCATATCGAACCACAAACTTCTTTGGTGGAAGAGGTGTTAGTTTATTATTCTTGGCCAAGATATATAGTAACTTAGATGAGCTCGCAGGCTATGGTATTTCTTTCGACGATGCTGGCACAGCACTTGGAAGTGGTATTACATTTGACAATACGTTCGATACATTCGATCAGAGAGAATTCAAAAGATATTCTAATTCAATGGTAAGTTCGGTATAAATAATAACAATTAATGTGTAGGATTTAAGATGGCTAAACAAGTAATTGGTGTTGGCAGCAGCGGTAATGATGGAACCGGTGATGACCTGCGTACTGCTGGCGGCAAAATAAATGATAACTTTACTGAATTATATACTGACGTTGCAGCTTTACAAGTAGCAACAGGAGGAGCAGCTGCTAATCTTGGTGTAGGATTTGATAGTAATGCAATTGTATTCGAAGGTGCAACTGCTGATTCGTTTGAGACTACATTTACAATTACAGATCCTACAAAAGATAATACGATCACACTTCCTGATTCTACAGGGACAGTGCTGCTTGATACAACTATCGGTGGCAGCATCGCTAATTCAATCAATGGTATTGTAGATTCGAGTTATATAGCATTGAGAAGTGGTATTGCACAGGATTCATCACAAACTCTTTTAATTGTAAGAGCAAATTCAATTGATTCTGGTCTTGCAACTGCACTGATTGATTCTGCTTACGTAACAGCTCGAGCACCAGTTACATCGACTTTAGACTCAGCTGAAGTTCAAAAGATGATTGATTCAAACGGCGGTTTGGATTCATCTGAAGTACAAAAGATGATTGATTCAAATCGCGGTTTAGACTCAGGTGAAGTAACTACAATTATAGATTCAGATTACGTTAGATTAAAACAATTAAGTAACTTTAATTATGTTGATTCAGGTGCAGTAGAAACATTAGTAGACTCGGATTATGTTTTATCGAGAACAACACAAGTTAACTTAAACGCTTATACAGTAGCAAATAAACCAAATAATCCGGAGCATGGAGCTTTGATATTTGTAAAGAATGGAGCATCAGGTGATCCATGTCTTGCAGTTTTTGATAGTGACACTGGTGCTTTCCGTAGGATTGTGCTTGGTGCAGCAGTTAGTACTTAATAGGATAAGATAATGGCAGCAATAGTAACAGACGCCTTACGAAGACAAATAGCACAGGACTTCTTTGATCAGTTTACCGCTGATACGAGAAAGTACTATATTGGTATTGGTCGATCAGAGCAGTGGGATTCATCTGAAACAGTACCTACACCCACTAACTCACCTCAAACAATTCAATCATTTCGTAATGCATTGCAAGGTGTGAAAAAAGTTGAAGCGACATCACTAGTGGTACCAAGAAATAACTGGGCGTCAGGTGTTATATATTCACAGTTTGATGATCAACAAGCTGGTTACCCTGCGAGTCCGTATTATGTAAAGAATGAAGCTAATCAAGTATATGTATGTTTAGAGGTTGGAAGAAATGCTGCTGGTACGGCTGTTCCCTCTATCAACGAACCAACTCACTCAAATAATGATGCAAGGCGATTAGCTGACGGTTACGTTTGGAAATTTTTGTATACTATAAGCGCAGCCAGTGCAAACAGTTTTATGTCTTCAAACTTTATGCCAGTGCAGGTTCAAGGAGCTACTGATTCTAACTCAACTGGCATACAGCTAAAACAAGAAGAAGTGCAGAATAATGCAAAAGCCGGAGAAATTCTTAACTTAGTTATCACTGATGGAGGTGCTGGTTATTCATCACTTCCAACAATTACTATTACTGGCACAGGTTCAAACGCTTCATTTATACCTACAATTGATTCTGCAACTGGAAGACTCGTTAGATTAAGAGCAGAAGATTCTAGCAACGGTGACGTAAAAGGATTTGGCACTGGATATACGAGGGCTATAGTTTCAATTACTGGAGGTGGTGCATCACAAAACGCAACTGCCCGAGCAGTGCTTGGCCCTGACTCAGGTATGGGTAAAGATCCCAGAGAAGATTTAAGATCTACATCTGTAATGTTTCATTCTGATTTATTAGGAACTGATTCGGACTTGATAGTTAATCAAGACTTTAGACAAGTAGGATTAGTAAGAGATCCACGCACTTCGGCCGGCGCAGCTTTCTTAGCAACCACAGGAAATGCGCTGAAGAGCATGACACTTTCAAGCATAGTTACAGGATTTACCGCTGATAAAACAATTCAAGGTTCTACTACATCAGCAAAAGCTATTGTAGATGAGATTGATTCCAATCAAATATTTTATCATCAGAATGATGACACTGGATTCTTAACATTTCAAGACGGTGAGCTTATAACTGAAACAAATGGTGCCGGTGACGGTGTAATTGATTCAGCCCTAAGATCACCAGAAGTAGATCCTGAAACTGGTGCGATACTCTATATAGATAACAGAAAACCTGTAAGTCGAGCGCTGGCACAAAATGAAGACATTAAAGTTGTCGTACAATTCTAAGGAAATAAAGAATGGCTACTACTCTTAGTTCAACCCTCATACCCACAAAGTATAAAGATGACTTTACGGACAGTGACGGGTTTTATCGTATTCTATTTAATAGCGGTAGAGTACTGCAAGCTCGCGAATTAACTCAGGCACAAACACTATTACAATCTCAAATTGCTAGATTTGGAAGCAATATATTTCAAGAAGGCGGGGTTGTAAAGCCTGGATCAACTACCCTCAACAACTCATATGAATTTGTAAAACTTGATACGACATCATTAGCATTGCCTGGAACACCTTCATCTTTAGTAGGCACAACGTTTACTGGTTCAACTAGTACTGTGACAGCCAAAGTATTAGAAGTTGTGACTGCAACTGGTTCAGACCCTGCCACTTTGTTTGTTGCCTATACTAACGCTCCTAGTGCACAGACAGGCTTATCTACTGTTAGATTTACTGCAGGTGAAAATATCACAAATGGATCGACCACACTTGCTGTACAAACTACTAACACAGATGCAAACCCTGCGGTTGGAAGAGGTGTGCAGTTTTGTATAGACCAAGGTGTATACTTTGTCAAAGGATTTTTTGTATTTACCGAAGCTCAATCAATTATAGTTTCAAAGTATAATGATACTGTAAATGAAACTGTAGGTTTTAAAATAGTTGAAGATGTAGTTACTGTTGATGATGATGCTGATTTATATGATAATCAAGGTGCTGTACCTAATATATCTTCACCCGGTGCTGACAGATTTAGAATTACTTTAACTTTGGCAAATGAAAGTGAGTTAGACGCAGCTGATAACTTTGTACCTCTTGTAAATATCAAAGAGGGCGTGGTTATTGCTGATAAAAATAAAAATAATTCATATAATATAGTAAGAGACTTTGTTGCAACTCGAATAAATGAAAACTCAGGCGATTACGTAGTAGACCCATTTAGATTAAGATTTGATAAAGACTCAGATAATGATAACTTATTGATGACAGTCAGTGATGGTATCGCAGTCGTCGATGGGTATAGAGCTAGGATACTAGCACCTTTTGCAACGCGGATCGAAAAGCCAGCTTCAACTTCAGAAATTAATAACGAAATAACACCTGCAAATTATGGAAACTATGTATTAGTTAACATTGACTCTAATGGTGCTGCTGCCGGTTTGTCAGGTAATACTGCAGGTTTACCTGATATTGATAGATTCCAAAAATTAGTTTTGAAGGATGGAGCTGACTTCGGTGGTGATTCTATTGGTACATGTCGTGTAAGAGCAGTTTCAAAGGAAACTGATGATCAACTACGATATTACCTGATGGACATACAAATGAATTCAGGTAAAAGTTTTAGAAACACTGTCAGTATTGGTAACTCCGCTGTCAGTGTAGGCAGCGCTGCTAATTCATATTTTAATTTATTTAGACCCAACAATAAAGCTGTGTTGTTTGATGTGCCAAAGAACACATCTCTTTTCCCTTTAAGAGAAAACAGACCACAAGCATTAGATGATATTAGTCTTACAACTCAAAGACGATTTACATTTAACACTGACGGCACAGGCGCTGGATCACTAGCACTAACAGCAGCAGGTGAAACATTCGCTGATTTAAATCAGTGGATATTTGCTAAAGCAGACAGTGCTGTTTGGGTTCACCCGATAGGTGTAACTGGTGCAGGTACAAACGCTGCAGCAATCACCGGTGCACCAGCAAATGTAACTGGCATGGAAGTTTTAGCTTATATTAATAAAGCTGTCGGGCAAATCAGAAGTAAAACACTTACTGAAACAACCGTTACTATTGAAGATGTTAATGGTGTCGTCAACCTAGCTAAAGCTGATATTTTCCAAGTCTTAAGAGTAAGATTGAAAGATTCAGACGGCATTGACTTAAGCACGAGATACGAAGTTGATAACGGCCAGCGTGATAACTTCTATGGGTTAGGCAAGCTAAATCGTAAAACTGGATATGCAGCTCCAGCTGACCCAGTTCATGTAAGGTTTAAATATTTTGAACATGGCGCTGGTGACGCAGATTTCTTTGCTGTCAATTCTTACACTGGTCAAGTCAATTACGATCAAATCCCAGATTTTACTACGAACACCGGTGACACAGTAAATTTACGTAATTTTTTAGACTTTAGATCAATACAGGATTCAGCAGGTGAATATACAGACGCAGCTAAAGGTGCAAGAATACATGAGTATCCAAGAGTAAACGATACTATTCAGGCCGATGTGAACTATTACTTACCACAGAATGCAGTTTTGCACATCGATAGAGACGGCGACATTGCATTGCGTATGGGTACTCCTGATTTTTATCCTAATTATCCCGATGCGCCGGTGTCTACTCTTCCATTGTACAAAATAGCATTTGGTGCAAATACTCTTAATGATTCTGATTTGTCAATAGAAAAAATTGAGCATCGCAGATATACAATGAAAGATATTGCAAGGCTTGAAAGAAGAGTAGATAAACTAGAAGAAGTAACTGCACTAAGCTTACTGGAAATAGATACTAAGAACTTTGAAGTTCTAGATTCAGGCGGTCTCAATAGAACTAAATCAGGATTTTTTGTAGACAATTTCTCCACTCAACTTTTGTCTGATACTGAAAATCCTGAGTATCGAGCAGCCATTGACCCTCAGCTTAATTTTATGACTGCAGGATTCAATGAAGACAATGTGCGATTGTTATTTGATTCTGCAAACTCTTCAGGTGTTGTGAGACGAGGAGATAACTTATATCTTGATTTCACTGAAACATCATTTAGAAAACAAACACAAGCTTCTAGATTTATTAAGATCAATCCGTTTGAAGCTACAGTTTATCACGGTGATGTCGATATATCTCCAGCATCGGATGAATGGAGAGAGGTGAAAGTACGTACTAAGAAAGTAATTGACGGCGGTACAAAACTTGACACCACACAAGCATATCTTTGGAACAACTGGCAGTGGAACTGGGGTGGTAAGAATATCGAAGACTTAGCTGTTGGAGACACCACTAACTCAAAAGTGCAAGATAATAGTCGAAGAACAATAACGCATGTAAATAAAGTTGTGTCTGAAGAAACAGTTGAAGAATTGCTTAGTCAAAGAGTTATTCACGTTGCTTTGTTACCTTTCTGTAGATCAAGAAAGATTTATTTCAAAGCTAATGGATTACGACCGAGTTCAACCTTATTCTGTTACTTTGACGGTGTAAGAGTCGATGCATTTGTGAGAGAAGAAACTTTTAAGAGAATATCAGAAGATCCAACAGATTTTGGTAACATACACAATAATATCACTCAACACCCTGAGAGCTCATCAGCTATAACTAGTGATGCTAATGGCCACGTTGAAGGATCCTTCTTCTTACCTAACACTAACGCAATTAGATTTAGAACTGGTATGAATGAATTTATGATATTAGATGTTAGCGGCGGTGATGAAACAAGATCAGGTACTATAGCTCGAGCACTATACGCTGCAACAGGATACTTAGACACAGTAGATCAAGAGTGGAAATCAACTCGTGTTCTAAACATACAACATAAGAAGACAGTTGAAAATAAATATTATCAAAATAGCGGTAGTGGTGGCTATGGTGGTGACGGAAAACACGAAAACCAAAAAGGCTACAGTAGAATCCCTGGAACTAATACGTGGGGGCCGAGAGGCAATGAGGCGCGTACGCCCGGTGGTGATGGTTGCTTCTTAGCAGGGACAATGATAGAAATGGAAGATGGAACATTTAAAGCTGTTGAAACAGTGCAACTCGGAGATCGCGTAGCGGTCGGAGGCATGGTGTTTGCATGTGGACAATTCTTTACATCTGACTTGCATGATTATAAGGGAGTTAAGGTGTCTGGAAGTCATACGGTGCATGAAGATGGTAAGTGGGTACGTGTTAGAGATACAAAGCACGGTGTGCCAATTAATGATGAAACTGTTGTGGTTTATAACTTTGGTACAGAGGAACGTAGGTTACTTATAAATGGAATATTATTTACTGATTACTTTGAAGTTGGAGCACAAGAATTATTATTAGAAAAAGGTGATAAATACTTTGAAGAATGGATAGATACGATTGAAGAAGATAATGAAGCTTGTGAAAGGATTTTGAATAGTGAAAGCACGCAAATGGAACTTAGACACTGATTATGACATATTAAAACAATGGTGGGAAGAATGGGAGTTTGGAGTTGTACCACAAGAGCTTCTACCACCTGATGGCGTAATTGTAGAAAGCGATAAACCTATTTGTGCTGTTGGAGTATACTTTGGTGAAGGTTGTAAATTTTGTATGATGGATTGGCTTGTCAAAGATAAGCATGCATCATTGAGAGATTCACATAAATCGATACAGTTATGTATAGATGAATTGATTAAGTTAGTAAAAGATAAAGGGTACAAACTAATTTTTACTAATACATCTGATAATTCATTGATGAAAAGATTTACTAGAATGCATGGGTTTAAGCTAACTGAAAATAGTGTAAGAACATTTGTAAAAGACGTTAACAATTCGTACACTGATTTTGAATTTGTACAAGATCTAGAACAGTGGGAAAAAGATCAGAAGTAAGGGAAATAGATGAGCACTTCATTAGGATATAGAATCGATCGACACCCGATTGGACAGTCTTTCTTTGTCGAAGAAGTGACAGGAATTTTTGTAACTAAGATAGATTTATTCTTTAAGTCTAAATCTACAACTGCACCTGTATGTTTACAGTTAAGACCTATGGTAAACGGATTTCCTTCAACGGATATTGTAATTCCAGGTTCAGTCGTATATGTAAATAGTTCATCAGTTAATGTTTCAGACGATGCAACCTCAGCAACTAGCTTTGTATTCGAAGAACCTGTATATTTAAAGGGTTTACGTGACTATGCTATAATTGTAATTACTAATGCAGCTGACTATCAAATATTTGCTGCACAGATAGATGAGTTCGAAATCGACACAACTGCGGGTAGAGTTGCTAAAAATCCTGCACTTGGTTCTCTATTCTATTCACAGAACGGTGGTACATTTACAGCAGCACAAGAACAAGACTTGACTTTCGAAATCTTTAGAGCTGAATTCAGTAGTAATATTGGCACTGTGCGTATGCATAACGCAGAATTGCCTATGAAATTATTAGATACCGATCCACTAACAACGACATCAGGTAGCAATCAAATTCAAGTCTTTGACCCAGGCCATGGGTTTATTGTCAATGATACTGTGCGTATCACAGGTTTTGATTCTGCGCAATCAATCGGTGGAATCACCGCGGCCAATGTTTTAGGACCTAGAACTATCACAGCTGTTGATTGGTCAGGTTATAAGTTTACAGCTGGTGCTACAGCAGACAGCGACGATGTATCAGGTGGTATTGATGTAAAGGTAACTAAAAATATACCTTGGTCGATTTACTATAAGAATACACAGGCTCTTGTACCACCTCAGACATCATACTATGGTTCTATGAAAAAGACTTCGGGTAAATCTTTTGCAGGAACTGAAACTGCGTATCAAAAAGAAAATAATTTCTTTTCCTCATATTCAAATGACACCATACACACTGACGTGGCTAACGTGGTTGCAAACACAGCTATTGAAACCTCAGAATTAGGAGCCAACGTAAAATCTTTAGAAGTAGAATATGACTTTGTATCAGAAAACAATTTTGTGTCGCCTATGATTGATTTGCAAAGATCTTCTATAACTTTAATTGATGCTATTATTGATAGACAGGATTCAGCAGCATCAACTGGATTTAATGCACCTCTTACTTTTGTAGATGAAACATCTTCTAGAGGAGGTAGTGCAGCAGCTAAACATATTAGTAAAGCTATCACTTTAGTTGAACCAGCCGTTGGCTTAAATATTGCTTTTGCTGCAAATAGGCGTCCTGGCACAGATATACAAGTTTATTTTAGAACTGCAACTTCTGATGAAAAAATAGAAGATCAGAGTTTTATACTAACTCCTGAAGTATCTAATAATCCAGAGGATGAAGATCCATTTATTTTTAGAGACTATCGTTACTTACCCGGTGGCGAAGGCGGGCAGCTAAATGAATTTACTAAGTTTCAACTTAAAATTGTTTTAAGGTCAACCAATAGGGCTAAGGCACCAGTACTTCGAGATTTAAGAGTTATAGCATTGAGTGTATAATGAAACACACTAAAGTTGAGAATGAACTTAACTTAGTGAAAGATGAGAATGGCGTTATATTGAATACTAATAGTAGCGAAATAAGTCAAGCTAAGTTAAGAAAAAAATTAAGAAAAGAAAAAGACGCAGAACTTGAAACACTTAAGCAGGATGTCAATGATATAAAGTTACTGCTAAATCAAATTGTAGGTAAACTCGATGGCACGAATAGCAGATAGTAGTTTTATTGATGACTCCATCGGCGTCTTTATCGATAATATTAATCAGATAAGCGTTTTTCTTGGCAACCTAGATAGTGTTGATCATTCGCCTTTATTAACTTCACAAAATTTTAATAATAGAGTCAACGATCCTACAAATACTTTTTACGATCCCTTAGACGTACCTCCTCTTACGCATGATGCTGTAAGAGAAGTTAACTTCTTACAAAACAAAATTCAGTACTTTTCGTATTTACTATTTTCATCACTGCCTCCTAATATGGCACCACATAAATTAGTAGTTGATAGTGCATATTTTGATAATTTAACTGGCAATCAACTTATTATACCAATACCAGCAAATAAATTACCACCACCTGGGTACGTAGGACCTGGTGATTCAGCACCCGGTGATTCTGATTACCCGCACACGGGCTTACTCGCAATCGATAGTGCTAACATCACATATTTAAGTGGTCAACATTTTAAAGTTGGTTCTAACTATTTAGACAGTCCACATGCTGGTTACTATTCGTTGTTGAATAATCCA